GAACTATAGCGTCCCAGTTTCTCATAAACCAGTCAACCATAATTTTCACGGCAACTTCAACATATTGTACCGGGAGTGTGCCGTCGAAGTTAGAGTAATCTCCAGCGATGACATGTTTTCCATTTTTCTTCAAACGTTTCGCGAGTAAATCCCACTCTGGTGACATTGGATTAATGCCTACGGCAATAGAATTTTGCACGCGATTACGCATAGAATGAGCAATAAAAGGTAAAAAGTATTGTCGGAAGAGAATTGTGTAGTGTAGTGGGCAAGCGGTGAATAATCGAGTTTTACCTACGTTGGCTTTCGCGATCGGGATTTTAGCATCTTTTAATGTATCAATCCAGATAATGCGAGGCCTAACGTTATCGATCATGCACTGGGCGAGCTCATCTACATCAGCCATCAATTCTCTACATGCTTCGTTGTTTAAATCGTAGTCCATTCCATCGCCAAACCATTTTGTCTTTCCACTTTTTCCAGCTTTCTCATACGTATATGGGTAACCGGGAGCAGTCTGACGATTAATGGCGTTGACGAATGGGTCTCCATTTATTCCGATGATGGCTTGTTCACGCGTAAGCGGAAGCTTGTAGTGAGCAGGTGAGTTAATATATTCACGTTGATAAAATACACTCATTGCTTCATATACAGCTTCAACTCTGTCTTGGGGGACATACGGGCGAACAACACCATACTTGTTCCGTTGTAAAGTCATTGGGTCAATAGTAATTCCGTCGTCATTAGTAAATTCACGTAAATATCCAGGTTTATTAGGGCTTTCAATCAGTTTTCCATAGGCAGGAGATTTCTGGAGAGCGGTTTTTACACTTCCCATAATCCGTCTACCTGGTTCAGTTCCATAAATCAAAAATGTTCCGTTGTCTTTTAAAATGTCGGGGTCCACAGTTAAAGGTACAATTTCGTGTCCGTATTGACTAATTGGTTGAAAGTGTTTCATCAATCGATCAATAATTTGTCGTGTTAGCGCTACAGATATTCCTTTGTTCATATGCGTAATTCCAGCAATATGCATACCCATAATCTTCGATGTTATAGCGGCGTTGGATGCGATTAAAATCGATCCGCAGTCACCAAAGAAGGTTACAGCATGATATGTGTAAGAACCACGATTATGTACTACAACATTCGCTTCAGGCACCGTGCTTTCAACAAGGTGATCCTCAGGAGTTGCTGTAGATAACCAAAAGATTTCTCTGTAGTAGTTAATTCCAGTTTTCTTGTCACGTTCAGATGCACCTTGATATCTTGCCAAAATAGCAGGAGAATCAGATACACGAGCCAAATCAGTTTCGTCAATAATATGTTTATAAGCCTGTGCGAAACCGCCTACATTTGTTGGTAGTTGTACTATAGCAATATCTCTATGAGTATCACGAATGTGATTTTCTTCTGTTAAAATAACAGAGCATGGTATCAGAGGAGATATACTATTACTACAATTTTCCAGTACAAAGAAGCAGTTTTCTTGTCCGTAAGTTTCCACATAATGTTCCATTACTGATAGGAAGTGTTTCGGTATCATACCTAATCGACCACCTAACATAAATATTTGTCCAAATCCACGTCGTTTTTCTCCTTCATCAGTCCTTAACACGACTGTGAAACGGAATAAATTTCTGTACACGACATCGCGCGCGATAACTATAGAACCGTTGTCTTGTTCTGGGAGAGATCGTTGAGCGTCGATGGGTGAACAGTTGTTACATCCGTTACAAGCAGTTCGTGTTTGTATTTCCATTTCCGGTTCCTTGGGCTCGATTTTGGCAAAAGCGGGTAATAGATTTTGCGCAGCTACAATAGTGTTCTTCTTTATTGTAACGCGGTTGTCATATACCGGGGCCTGTGCTCCAATTCGAGTAACCATTTGTCTTTGTCGGGGGCGTGCGTCATATGTTGGTCCATGTCCTACAATTCGAGTGTTATTCCTACGTTGTGTAACAGCATTGTCATATACCTTTGCATGTGAGTCGATTAGTCGCTTCAATTCAGGATTCTTAATGATAGATGGTAAAGTAACGTTAAGTTGCTTTGTCATTTCATAAAGATCAGCAGTTTTAAATCCTTGATAAAAGCGAGTCAACAGACACACACAATTTGTATTGTGCAATTGAGCCACGTTCGTAAGTTTGTCCAATAATTCTGGGTCGTTACAACAATCACATGTATTACAATCACAGTCTGCAACTTGGTTGATAATATCAGCCATATCAGCCACAGATAAATCATGATTATTAGATACACGTTGGTTGCCATAAAGAGAAATAGCATATTTATTAATCATGTCCTTTCCTTTTTCCATACGTTTTACATAGCATAAGCAAGCAGAGTTCCATTTTACGTTCAATTGTGTCATAGCCGCATTTTTACACAAACGACAATTTTGACAACCTTTCTCAAAGCAAGCGTTAGCTTCACTCACAAGTTGGGCCATCTCGTCGTCGTCAGATATATATTTTGGCATAATCTTTCCTTTTACATAGTCTCCCAGAGCGAAAGATGCTTTCACACACATATATGTGCTAAACACCGATAACCCTACGAGAACTGCCTGTTTAACAAATTGCCAATATTTTCCAAAAAATCCTGATAATGTTTCCATAATTCCGTGAGATGCGTTATCCAAATATTGTTTGATTTGACGTGTGTGATACAATAGGTATTCCCACGAAGGTTGTTCCCATATATCACGAGCACGTGGTACGAGTCCTGTGTAATCCAAAAGTTTTTCCATTGTTCGTTTCGTTTTTCGCATTAGAGCCATTAATATTGTGTCGTCGTCACCGTGCACGTATTTCCTGAGACAATGATTTGTCACAAGAAAACCTGCAGTATGTCCGGCTACGACACGCGCCACATTTCCAACTTCAGCTTGAGCTTCAATTGGAAATTCGACGATATCTTCTGGTTCATATACGGGGTTTCTGTAAGCGT